GATCCTAGCCGTGACTCGTCGGTTGGCGGTGTCGGCACCCAGCGCCTCGCGAACCCTGCCACGTGGGGTGGTGACGGTGACCATTTGCCAATTGTGCAGGCGTACGCGCTCATGCTCGGCATTACCTACAACGGTCAGTGGCTCTATGGCCTTCAGGGGATCAATGTTAATCGCGTTCCTGTTGCGGATGTAATTGCCCAAATTAACAAATGTCGCATCCCATTTCAGGGACCCGATGGCATGGAACCCCAGTACCGTTCGGGTGGTGAGCTTCAGGTTGGCGCTCAGATCAAGACGGCCATTGAGGCACTACTGACCTCGTGCCAAGGTCGAATGACCGAAACGGCAGGGACATACAAGTTCCGCGTGGGTGCCCCCGACGCGCCCGTGTTCTCGTTTAACGATGGCGTCATTATCTCCACCGAGGAGCAGTCATTTACCCCGTTTTTCGGCCTTGAGGACAGTATCAACGGCATCCAGTCCACCTACCCCAACCCCAATGAGGGATGGGCGACCAAGACGGCCCCACCGATTCACCGGTCCGATCTGGAAGTGTTGGACGGTAACCGCCGCCTCATGGCCTCCGTGTCGCTCGACATGGTGTACAGCATTGGTCAAGTGGAACGCCTCCAGAAATCGGGCCTAGAGGAAGCCCAGCGCGCCCGTCGCCATACTTATGTGCTTGGCCCAGAAGCGTGGGTGCTGGAGCCGGGTGACATTATCGAGTGGACCAGCGAACGCAACGGCTACATTAACAAGCTGTTCCGCGTGGACGGTCTGGCCGATCGTGCCGACCTGAACATTCTGGTCGATATGACCGAAGTGGACCCGTCCGACTATGACTGGGATTTTGACGAGGACTTCACGGGCGTAGTTGACGGCCCTATCCAGATCGTCGGACCGCATCCCCTTCCGGCCATCGGCTGGCAGGCGTACGGTGTGGAAGTTCTGGACAATGAGGACCGTGCGCGCCGTCCGGGCATTGAGGTTTGGTATCAACCGGGTCTCGTGAACATCGAGTTCGTGCGCGTTCAGGTTCGTATGCCGGGTGTGCTAAACCCGTTCATTGATATTGTGGTGAACTACGGTTCCCCGTGGCGCACCCAGATCGTTGGCAACCTGATCAACAATACGGAGTACGAGGTCCGTGGGGTCTATATGACCTACGACCGCGCATTGGCCGATTGGTCCGATTGGCTTACCGTAATTACCCCGAATACTAAATTTTTGCCGGGACTAGACTTCGACCCGTTTGAGGGCGTGGTTGACTTTGAGAACCTCGGACCAGCACTGACCCAATGGACAACCCAGATGGGTATGACCAACCGGGAACTCATTGCCGCCATTCAGGAAACGGCCAACTACGCAGCCGATCAGGAACACGCCAATAGCCTCCAGTTCCAAGAGGTCCGCCACGAGATGGGCGTATCCCTGGGTGAGGTGTCGGCAAACTTCCTCCAGACGATCACCGTGGCAATCGTGCCCCTGCAAAACTCAGTTGTCGCACTGGCCGATTATCTGACCCAGCTGTCCGCTGGTGATGGCTCAGATGTGAGTACGGCCCGGTTCCGCATGACCACGCTATCCGGTCCTGCCGGATATAGCCGCATTGGCGCTCAGACCCGTGTGGATACGGCAGACCCGTTGGCATGGCGCGGGGCCGCTTGGTATCTCGACACGCCGAACGATCCGCTATTGCCAACGCGGTTCCTTGTCGAGGCGGACCAATTTATCGTGGTCAGTAATGGCGGCGCGACCGAAGCCCAGATGATGGTCTTTGACGGCACGGCTTTGCGGGTCAATAACCTACTGGTCCGTACGGCTTCCATGGCCGATCTGTCCGTTACTACCGCCAAGATCGATAACCTCGCGGTCAAGTCTGCTCAGATCGATAACCTCGCGGTCACCACGGCAAAGATAGACGATCTGGCCGTCACCACGGCTAAAATCACGGACTTGGCTGTTAGTACGCTCAAAATCGCGGGTAACGCCGTGACAGTGCCAGCGTACGCTGCGACGAGCGGGGACATAGGACTAACCCCTGTGATCCTGAGCGTGGGGGATTTCGGACTAGACCCATATTTCATCAATATCCAGACTGTAGGCATTACCATTGCTGGGGGTGACATTTTCGTTGACTGTAGCTTCTCGGTCCGCCCGTCAAGCTCTGGCGATTATTGTTTCCTGACGGGTAGGCTCCTGCGCAATGGCTCCGAAGTCCGTCGCTGGTCGTTTATTTCCAGCGGATTGGGAAACCCATATTCGACCTACGCAGGGGCTCCACCAATTAATCAGCCGCAGGCCGTCCCCGTGTACGATCCGGGACTTGGTGCGGGCACATATACCTACACGTTGCAGCTAGCAGCGGGTCGGTGGATTTCGGGTGACAATATCATCGCCTCGAACCGTCAGCTTCGCGCATTTAACCGAGTACGATAACATGCCACATTTCACAGTGATTGACGCCGAAACCCTAGAGGTCCTTCGGTTCGGGTGGGCAGAGGAATTTGACATGCACACCCAATCGACGGCCCCCAATGAGGTCACAATAGAGGGTCTATATGACGACACCGAATGGACTTTCGTGGCTTCCCCCACTGGTCTTGAACCAGTCAAGAAAACCCTTTAGGATACGCCACCATGGTCAATACCGTCCCATCTGATTACGTCACCGGCACGATCACACTAACCAATGGGAGCGCTGCCTTCACGGGCACCGGCACCGGCTGGCTCGCTATGATGTTCCGCCAAGGGGATTTGATCCTTGATCTGCCCGACGCACCGCAGTACGTAGCCATTATTGATGAGGTCACGTCCAACACGGCGGGCGTGCTGACCCGGCCTTGGCTCGGCCCCACCCTGACCGGCGCGTACCGTATGCGCTATCAGTGGGACGCGGGACGCGTAACGGCAATGTCAGCCTTCCTGCGCGAGGAGCTTGGTAATGGTAACTTGCAGGCGTTCGCGGCGCTCGTGGGCAGCGCGGGCGGTGTTCCCGTATTCATCGGTCCGGGGGCAATGGAGGTTCGCCCTGCGACGGATTTCATTAACGGCGTATCGTATGACGTGCAGGTTGATACCCTAGCGGACCGGGCGGCGTTCGATGGGCAGTCTGAGGGGTTCGCGGTCCTGGTGTCTAATGTTGGGGACGGGCGGTCCGCACTGTTCTCCAAGGCTAGTAACGCTGTTGGGGACTGGACGGACCCAGCGTACATTACCGGGCCTATTGGGGCTGCGCCAGCGTTTGCGGCGGGCACTACCACGACCGTTCCTCCCGGCACCCCCGCAGACGTGAACCTTGTGCCGGATGGCTCGGGCGGGTACTTGTTTGATTTCGATATCCCGGCTGGTGAGGGGTTCATTGCGCGCGGCTCGTATTCTGGTGCCACGACTTACGTAAGGGGCGACGTAGTCCAGTATAACGGGTCCTCATGGATCGCCAAGATTGCTACCACAGGAAACGCCCCGCCCGTACTGCCGACCACGAGTAATACTTGGTGGGAACTGTTGGCCGCAGCGGGGATGAATGGCACGGGGACGGGTGACGTGGTCGGCCCTGCTCTGGCTACAGATAGCGGGTTTGCTCGGTTCGACGGGACGACGGGAAAGCTGATCAAGAATAGCTCTGCCCAGATCGCAAACGCTGATCTTGCGGATGTTCCAACCGCGACGATTAAAGGTCGCATTTTGGCGGGTACGGGGGTTCCGACCGATCTAACCGCAGCACAAATTCGGACTCTTATTGGTTCCGTGGGTATCGCTCGGGTTCGCGTTATCTCCGCATCCGGCACTTACGTCCCTGACCCGGACTTGATTTTTGCAGATGCTTGGGGAACAGGTGGTGGCGGTGGCGGTGGTGCCTGCCAGGGAGGAACGACGAGCGGGGCTGCGTCCGCAGGTGGCGGGTCCGGCACAACAAGCCGTAGAATTCTGACCAAAGCACAAATCGGCGCGTCTCAGACTGTCACTATCGGACCGGGCGGGGCGGCGGGCGGCTCTGGCCCATCAAATGGCGGCAATGGCTCTACGACCAGCCTAGGAACGCTGCTCACCGCCCCCGGTGGCATTGGTGGCGGGGCTACCAATGGGGCCAGTAGTTCTAACGGAGTTGGTGGAGACGGCGGCGCGGTAGGCACGGGGGACATGTCGTTCCGGGGTTCCGCAGGACATAGCGGATCAGTCTCGGTGCCGGGTGTAGGCGTAGTCCTGCCGGGTGGTAACGGCGCTCCGTCTTTGTGGGGCGGCGGGGGTAAAGCACCATTTGGTTCAGCTGGCGGTAGCGGTACGGCACCGGGTGCGGGCGGGGCGGGTTCTGCGCTGTTCAATTCATCGGGCTTGGTAGCGGGCGGGGTAGGCGCTAACGGCGTCATTATCATCATTGAGTATTGCGAGAAATGACCATGATTTACTGCAAGGTAGCCGATGGGGTCGTCTTGGACCGGGCGATTTTTGAAACCGAAATGCCCGATGACTGGCCAGGGTTTGACCAATGGGTCCGCGATGATGAGGCCCAGATCGGGTGGGTACTCGATGGGGGGAATCTTGTACCCCCGGCACCCGAACCAAACGAGCCATTGATCCCCATTCCGCGCATGCCCAATCTGGAGCCGGACCAGTTCTGGTTCGTGGTGCGCGTTTCGGGCCATGATACGGACCTAACCAATTGGCTCTCCACCCTCCATGACACCGACCCGGTAGCATGGGCCGCAGCGTCCAGTAAACTTGAGTTCGCCAAGTTCTTTGAGCGGGACCACCCGTTCGTTGAAGCCGCTCGTGAGGCCCTTGATATCCCATCCGAACAGCTTGACGCCCTCTGGCAATATGGAGCCGCATCGTGAACCGCAAGACATATTACGCAACCCTCCGAACCAAACTGACCCAGCAGCAGGTCGACGGGCAGGAGGCTATTCTCAACGAGGCTGAGCGCCGTGGGGCATCGCTGACCCTCACTGCCTATGCGCTTGCAACGGCCCATCACGAGACGGGCGGCACGTTCGGGCCGGTCACGGAGAACCTGAACTACACGAGCGCGGCACGTATCAGGCAGGTATGGCCCAAGCGGTTCCCCACGCTGGCCAGCGCCGAGCCATATGTTCGCAATCCGCAGAAGCTCGCCAATAAGGTATACGGGGATCGTGCGGACCTTGGTAACACGGGTCCCGATGACGGATGGCACTTTCGGGGCCGGGGTCTGGCCCAGATCACCGGGCGCGGCAACTACGCTAAGTGGGGCCTGACTGCCAAACCAGACGACGCGCTCAAACTACCCGTTGCGGCTCGAATTTTGTTCGACGGACTCGAAAAGGGCATGTTTACCGGCAAGAAAATCGCAGACTTCGACAACTACAAGGCCATGCGCGCAACGGTCAATGGGGACGGCGCACTCAATGGTGCCACGGTGGCCGGATGGGCCGAGAAGTACGAGGCGGCACTACGGGCCGCTGGGTACGGTAAGGGCACCGAAGAGGTCGTTGGGGCGGTTGTGGCTGCGGGGACTGGTGCTGTGGCCGTCGTGCAGAACCCAAGCATCTGGCCATGGGTCGTCGGGGCTGCTATCTTGGGTGTAGCTATTTTCGTAATCATCAAGGCTGTTCGTAAATGATCGAATTCATTGCCCGGTTCCGTACATGGGTCGTTAACCTTACGCTCGTCGCCATCGTGCTAATCCCCGAAATTGCCAACGCGCCCGAAATCCTCGCGCTGGTTCCCCGTGAGTTCCAGCGTTACTTCCTCGCTGGCCTGTTCCTGCTCAATATCTGGATGCGCCCCCGGCCCGCTGATTTACCATCTGACCATACGGAGAAGTGATGTTCCTCTCATGGCTCGCGTCGTGGCTCACAGGGGGCGCAATCAAGCAATTTACCGACCCCCTCGTGCGCGCCTATGAGGCTAAGCAGCTGGCAACCACCAGTGAGGCCCGACTGGCCGCTGAGCGCGATATTGCCGCTATCTCCGCAGCGCGCGACATCGCCGTGACGGAAGCGGGGCGCGCTTGGTCCGCAACGTCCGTTGGTCGGTGGTTGATCGTAGTGCCGTGGGGTCTGTACTGGGCGTATGGGTGTATTATACAGATCATCAACCCACTGACCGGATGGGGGTTGGTACTCATTGCACTTCCGCCCGGTTGGCCAGAGACGGCCCAAATACTGATCCCCGCTATAGTTCTGGCCGACGCGGGCGCACTTGCCATACGGGGCCGTCGCGGCTAGTGTACGGGCCATGGAAGTTGACAAGAAAATATCAGTAGGGAACATTTGGACTATAGGTGTTGTCGCCGTGGGTTTAGTGGCCGGTTGGGTCCAATTCGGCAACAATATCGAGACAAATGCCAAGGACATCAGGCTCGTTGAGATGCGAGTATCCGCAATAGAATCTAATTTCCAGTCACTCTTGCGGGAACTCGGAACCGAGCGGGTCGAGCAAACCAAAATCCTTACCGAGATTCAATCGGACATCAAGTACATTAAGGACCGCTAGTGCCCACACCATCGTTGACGCGCGACCAAGCTCAAGAAGCTGTGGACGCATTGGCCTTGCACGGCTCGCAGGTGGCCGCAGCCGCCGCTCTAGGCATCGCACGGGGGACCATCCAGGGCCGACTAGCCGCAGCAAGCCGGTATGGCCTCAACGGGTTCAACCCGGTCCCCGAGGGATTTGAAGTCTCCCAGATCAGTCACGGCCCCAACGGGGATTTCGTCAAGATGCGACCAGAGGGGCCAGCGACGGCCCCACCGGAGGGTTTGGTCCTCAAGGGTGCTTCGGTGCTATCGCGCGACGGGCGCGAAGTGGTCCGTTGGGATAAGTACGGCACCGATGGTCAGCTGTCCGATGGGGCGCTTGCACGGGCTGTCCGGGAAGCCATGGAGGATTGCCCGCTTACATACGACTCCCATCCACTGTATGACACCCGTTCTGACCTCCTGACGGTTATCCCGCTGGTCGACTGGCACGTTGGCCTATTGGCGTGGGAGGAGGAGACGGGTGGTAACTATGACTTGAACATTGCACAGGACACGCTGCGGTGCGCAATGACCGATCTGATCGAGGCAACCCCACCGTCCCAGCGCTGCGTTATTCTCGGTCTTGGCGATCTGCTCCACTTCGACGGGTACGAGGCCAAGACGGAGCGCAGCGGCAACGTACTGGATACGGACAGCCGATACCCCAAGGTCCTACGGGCCGCGCTCAAGCTGGTAAAATACACCATCGACCTCGCATTGACCCGCCACGAGTTTGTGGACGTGCGAATCATGCAGGGCAATCATGACACCCGTGCCGCCCTCGCCGTCGCTATCGCACTGGCCGAAGGGTACGAGAAACACCCGCGCGTTACGGTTAATGACAGCCCTGCGTACATCTGGTTCGAGCGGTATGGTAAAGTCCTGCTGGGTGCCACCCATGGCGACAAGGCCAAAATGTCCGATATGCCCCTACTCATGGCAGTTGACCGCCCCGCAGATTGGGCCGCATCGACACGCCGACGGGTCTTTACGGGCCATATTCACCACGAGCGCCTACGGGAAGTCGGGGGCGTGGTGGTCGAGTCGCTCCGTTCTCCAGTTGCTAAGGACGCGTGGCATAGCTTCGAGGGGTATCGCGCGGGCCGATCCGTGTATGCCTATACATTCTGGACCGATGGGACACGAATGGCCCGACACGAGTTTGAGATTTAGGCGGTTAGTCTAGGATTTCGTGCACCTCGCCATATGATCCCACGTGCCACTCGAATTGATCGGGAACATCCTCGATATACCCATTACGGTTCAACCACCCAACAAGGTCGTCCGTATCAAAACGGGAGTATTCATGCTCGGCTTTCCATTCTGACCGAGCCAGAGCGACCACCACCCTTTGGTCAATGTCCTTGAGTACAAGAACAACACCTGAGACATAATAATCGCTGTATTCGCCTGTCGAGAAGGACAGGGTAGTTCCTTGCTTGATGATCATTCACTTTACTCCATTTGCGTTTCGTACTACCCTTATCGCACCCAATGACAGGAGTGTCAAGCATGATTATCGGACTTCAAGGTTACGCCGGATCGGGCAAGAGTACCGTAGCGGATTACCTCGCCACCAAGCACGGATTTGCCCGTCGGCACATTAAGCACACGCTGGCCAAAATGTTTGTATCGCTGCTGATCGATTCGGGCCTTGGGGAAACCCACGATCAAATTGAACGGTATGTGAACGGCGACCTCAAGCGCACCCCCATCCCCGAACTTGGCAACCGATCAGCCACCGAAATACAACAGTTCCTTGGGACCGAGTTTGGCCGTGAATTTATTGACCCCGACCTTTGGCTCGATATCTGGTCGCGCTGGGCCGCTGGGCACGAGCGGGTCGTCCAGGAGTCAGTCCGGTTTGCCAATGAGGCCGAGCGGTGCGATGTGGTGTGGGAAATCCGGCGCGAGGGGTACGGCGCGCACAATGGGCACGTATCGGAGGGATTGCCGTGTGCCGCCCCCACGATCATATATAACGCGGGGTCATTGACGGACCTATATCGGCAAGTGGACGAGCAGTTGGGGGCCTAGCGGCCCCCTTTCCTTATCTCGTCAAACCAATTCTCGACGTAACCCGGAACCTCGTACATTGGGTTTCCTACGAACTCCTGACGGTACGTTTCGCGCATTTGGACGTGACTAACAATACGTCCGCCGATCACATTTACGCTTGACCCCGGTTCGGACTCAGGCGCGTACCAGCCCGTTCGTTGTTCGTCTGTGGATAGTACCCGCTCTTGGTCGTACGGGCCTATCTCCGATGCATGGCAGTTTTCGCAGTGGTACGGGCCACATTGGGTCATGCCTACACCAACGTCCACAAAATCTGCGCGGCAAACCGTGTTGCAGTACGGGCAATTCTCCGTCGGCTCGTGCTCTCCGTAGGTGTAGCCACTCACCGTCCCATCCTCCACATTACCCACGCAAGCACCATGGGGCTCGATACGGCCAGTACGATTAGGGCGGTCAGGTCGTGGTCAATTGGCATCTCAATCTCCTTGGTTCGATACTGGCAGACTAACCCAAGCTGACTAGGGCGTCAACACCTATTTACGATACCTCTTTGCCCTATACCCGCCGTCAACACTTATCGGCCAGTCATGCGCCCATGGGGGCCGTCGGGCCATGATCGATTCCATCTCTTCGACCGAGCCGAACCCATGCGGCACCTCCGTAACCACTTCGTCATGGATGTGCAGGACGGTCGGGTATCCCGCTTCGCGCAGGTTGACAATGGCGTACCGGAGGATGTCGTGCGCCGTGGCCTGTACTACGTTCTCGAACAGCTTCCCGCTGTAGGTACTCATGGGTATCCACCCCGTCGGGCCGTACTTGGGATTGCTGTTCCATGTCATGTACGTGATGGCGTATTCACCTGGGCGGCGCTCGCTCGGGGTCAATCGGGGCGACTGGTAGACCATCTCCCTGCCGGACAACAGTCGCAACACGAGCGCATCGCCCCGCATGTACGCCTTGATCCCTCGGTACTCAAAGGACCGATCCGGCACTAGAACCGCTTGGCAGAAAATACCCTCTAGGCCGTAGTATTCCTGCTTGTACGAACGGCCACCCGGCCAGCCCCGGCCCTGCCCGCCCCACATCTCGACAATGGCGGGGGAAGCGTCACGCCACGCAATGATGTTCTGTTTTACCTGATCGTCGGTGAAGGTGTCCGTGTCATCAAACCCGCGCCACCCACCAATCCAGCCGCCAAAACCAAGGGCCAACTCGGCAACCTTGCCAATCTTGTTACGGTCGGGATGGTGGTGGCCGTTGGCCTTTGCGTAGGACTGATATGTCTCGACAGGCGTTCCGGTAATGCGGCTGGCGCTCTCAAGATAGATCGGACGGCCCTGACGGAAAACCTCTAGCCGCCATTCCTCGCCTGCGAGCGCTGCGGCCACAACTGCCTCAATGGCCGTGAAGTCCGACGCAATCAGGTCGTGCCCCCGCGCCGCAACGAACATGCCGCGAATGCTACCTGAGATGGCAAGCAGCGGATCGCCAAAGAAATACTCCACTGCCTCAAGCGAGCGGGTCGCCATAACCTCTTGCACGGCGTCCACCTGGTTTGTCGGGCCTAGCTCGGCCCACTCGCATACCTTGGCCGTGGAGATATCCGACAGGCACCATGCGCACGTGTCACGGTTCGCCACGGACGGCTTGCCGCACCCGCACCAGCGTAGGTCGGGCCCCGCCTTGGGCAAATTCTGAGGCTGGGGGCCTTCACCCGTCGCGCGGCCCGTTCGTGCCCCGTGGTGAATGAGAATATTTTTTAGCCGACCGTCCGCGCTAGTCATGCGGTCGAGTGAATACAGTTTCTTGACGCTGGCCGACCCCGCAAGCTGACGGATTTCCAGAACGCGCCGAACCGGGCCATGAGGAGCCGTCTTGAGCGCGGCTTCTACCGCGTCCGAGTCGAGCGATGGGACCTGAACGCCGTTCGCTGCCAGCCAACCCACGGTAGCTTGCACCTGGGACGGTTTAAGACCGCCCGTGAGGTCCGTAAATTCCTCGTCGTACTTGGCGAGTGCGTCGTCCAGGATGACAATCATGTTGCGCACCGACTCTATGTCGATAGCCACGCCCCGATGGTTGATTTCCTGATCAATCTGCCAGAATTGCAACTCCGCGTCCGACATGGGCGGCATGGCCCCGCTGGCCAATTCCTCGGACTCCACGTCCACGTCGCAGTAGAGGTACAGCTTTTCGCCGTCCTCGGGGTCATCCTCGGGGCGGATACGGAACTCGGGCTGCTTCTTGGTCGGCTTCTGCGGCACGGAGAATTTGTTAAGCAAGCGCCGACCGTCCGCGTCCTTGACCACGGCAGTCTTGAGAACACCGGTCAAATTGCCGAGGGCGGCGGGGAGGGCATTGATGCGCGCTTTGGCCATCGAGCAACGCAGCTGCGGCACGGGCAGCGGCGGGAACCCATACTTAGGTACGCACACGCACTCCCATAGGAGCCGCTCGAACATGACGTTGTGCGCCTCGAACAGCCCGCCACCGGCCAACCAATCAAATAGGTCCTGCGGCAACGGCATGCCCGGACGCCACCGACGGATCGGATGGCCCGGAATGCGGTATGACATGGTGAGGACCTCGGTGGAGTGGTGTTCCGCGTACACTGCGGCCCCCACGCCCGATAGGCCCTTGTCGGAAACCTTGTTAGAGCCGTGCTTGGATAGGTACTTCTCGCCGTTCCAGTATAGGCCAGCTTCGGAGTACGACTCAAAGTCACCTGTGGCGTGGGGCTCGGGCGGACGTGGGGGGCCGCTCAAACCGACCACTCCACGAGCGGCGTATTATGGCCCAGCATCAACGGGTGTTTCGGGTCGCCTGATTTAGTCAGACCGAACACAGCGACAGTCTTTCCCGCCGTTAGGATCATGGTTTTCAACTCCTCGATATGAACGTGTAGGCGCGGTGGCACTTTGGCACGATTACCCCAACATGGCACGAGAATATCAGCCTCGGCTATGATTTGAGCAAGGTGTTGGTGGTTATCAGGTCCGACCGGATCAACCGCACTGGCAAGGCCCTTTACGTCTGTGGACCGTAGCGCCATTGGGTTCCCCGCGATCCACCTACCCCCGCCATACGCGCCGGTAAAGTAGTTCCATTTGTGGGTGGTTTGATCCTCGGACACCCCGTCCGCCGTTGACGGGTTTACCCCGAAGTACGCGAACACCAGAGGCGCGTCCGACAAGTAGCGATCCACGCGGTAGCGGAACAAACCACACGGCGATATTACTGCTGAGCCGTGCATGTTTCAACCATATCTAGCCACGTCATACGCGCATACCACGGCTCCCACCCTACCATTCGCATCTCCACGCACTCACCCCCGCGTGCCCATTCCGGGTCGCCCATCAGTTCGCGGGCCTCACTGTGCAGCATGATCCGGTCGGCACGCTTGACCGACTCGGGCCAAGGGTACGATACGCCCCACTTGTCCGCAATGACCCGTGCTAGCCTATCTTCCGCTTCGGCGTATCCGGGCAGCATGGCCTTGATGGGTGTGGCGATGTCGCACAAGTACGCCTCAGTCGCATCGTGCAGCAACGCGGCTAGACGGTCCTCGTACGGCACCAGACGGGCCACACGGACAGAGTGTTCCGCCACGGAGTAGAAGGTCCGGGTGTGCCCAGTGAACCGGCAAATGTGCGATAGGGCGTGGGCGATATCGGGGAGAGTGAGGGTCGTGGGGTCGGGGTTGAACGGTGCGACCATCTGGCCGCTGTGGGTTTGGATGCTACTCATGGCCGAGCGCCGCACGTGCAAAATGGTCCAGTTTTTTAGCGCGTTGGTACGCGATACCCGCGACCGTTTCTAGAGCTTCTGCCAACGCCTGATCCTTGGTCAAGTCTGCGGTATTGGCAATAGGCTTAGCATCGACGCCCAATTCACGAGACGTAACGACCCATGTTTCGGGGTTGTAAATGTGGCCACGGCTGACCCATACCTGAATATTGGCGATTGTTGTTTCCCATGAGTTGGGATCGATCTTCCCCCGCTGCCCTTGGCTGTACGAAGTCGCGTCTTTCCATTCGGCCATTCTATTCCTCCTGTAAATTGAAAGCAGGGACCCATAGGCCCCCACTAGTTTGTTGGTGTCGCTAGGCCACGTAACCCTGAGCCTTGAGCGTGTCGAGCGTCCAGCCCGCAGCTTCCCACTGCGCCACGGTCTTACCGTCGGGCCAAGCGGCCAGTGCGGCGGGGGTCAGTGTGGGGCCAGCGGGTACGGGTGCCGGTGGGGCCATGTGACCCGAGTAGGGAGCCGGGGCACTAGAAGGGGATGCAATCGGGGCCGGGGATGGGGAGGCGGCAGGGATAGGAGCCGATGGCCCCGCACCGCGCACAGACTCCCCCACGGGTTCATCACCGAACATGGCGTCACCACTCTTCGCACTGCCCGAGTGGATTTCCTCGCCAAAGCCGACCAGTTCGACGCCCTGGACATTCACGTAAATACCGGGCGACTGGAGGTTATCGTTCGACTTGGCGTCACCGAACGCACGGTAAAAATACCCCTTCTTGCAGATTGCCGCGTCCTGCGGGCCAAGCTGAATGAGGGGGCCGTTCGTGCCCGGTGGGATCGTCATGCCCTGAAGGGCCGGGTGGTTCGGATTGGCCTGTGCGAGGATGGCTGCACGGACGTACACCTGCGGCGGGAACCCGTTGGTCATGCGGAGGACCATCTGGCCGGACTTGGCGGGGTTCTTGTCGGACAGCGGCTTGCCGTACTTGTCCACGCCGTCGCCGTCGTAGAACTTCCACGAGAAGTCCTTGACCGCTGCGGGCACAATATTCTTGGGTGCCCAGCCTGCCGTAGCTTCGGCGCGGAGCTTGGCTTCCAGATCGGTCCAACCGGCGTCCGTCTTGGCAGCTGCCAGACCGAGGTAGTATTCCGAACGGGGCGAACCGTCCTTGTTGGTCAGTGGCTCCTTGGTTTCCCAGTTGGTCGTATTGGGGGTGAAGACATCGCCTTCAATGAGGCGCATTACGGGCGTGCGAAATTCGATGGGCATTAGTTGGACTCCTCGGTCACTGGGGTAAAATCAGGTTCGTGCCAGACATAGTTGGGAACTTCTCGGCCATTGTCGTACTTTGCGTCAAAATACCACTGATGCCCGCTAATACTAGGCAAGACGTTTCGGGCGGTAAGTAGCTCGCCTTCCCAATCTCGCAGTCGGTCGCCATCTTTCAGGGGCGCTTCTGTGGGCTCCATATCAGTCACTCCTTTTCAAACGCCGCAACGACGCGGCTCTTATCGAGGGGGACCAGTTTAACCTCCCCCTTGGGTTTAACGGAATAGCCCGCTTTGACCTCGGGGTCAAGACCTAATTTAACGGCCTGTGCGGGCGTGATGGCCTCGGGCGGTTTGCGGAAGTCAAGACCCATCGTATCGCCCAGTGCAAACACCTCCGATGGCTCGACCGTCCAGCGCTCCCGACCGTACCCTTGCTCGACTACGTAACCGGTTCCTGGACCCGCAACCGTGACATATTCTTCCAGTGCGGTCACGCGGGCCTTGAGGTACTTTTGGGCCTCAGTGAGCCAACGCAGTTCCAAACCGGCCAGTGCGGGCGTGGGTGCGTCTGCCGTGGTCTGCATGGCGACTGTGGCGATCTGGTTTACCGCGCGGGTAAATGCGTCACACCCGAGCCGACCCGAGCAATGAAAGCACCACGGACCCGTGACCGCCGCAGCGTTCGCACTGACCAGCTTTGCCGCCATGTGCAGTGTGCGCACCCGCGCGGCATGTTCGGCACCCGTGAGCCGATGGGTCCGTAACTGGCCTTCCGGTCCGTAGTACCGTGGCTGATGGATGGTCATTACGACATCGAACGCACCGGGGGCTAGACCCTCGGCCTCAATGACCCCTTGCGCATAGTCGATCATCTGCCAGTTATCGACCTCGGAGACGTACCCATGGCCGTACTTGTAGTCCCAGATGTAGATCGTACGGGCCGCGTGGTCCACAAGTGAGGCGTCACATGTTCCCCAATTGTCCGTTGGGTGCACTGCGGTCATATGGACGCGCTTCTCCACAGCAAGTGCGCCGGGATGAGGGACCGCCATTACGATGGCCTCTCGAAGCTCCTCAGCCGCGTACTGCATGTCGCGGTCAATTGGCGTTCCATCCGGGTCGAGCGTGCCGACGGGGTGCGTACGCCCCGCCAGTAGTTCCGATAGCACCCAATGGGCCGCTGTGCCCTCGCGGGTCTCGTCGGTGTCCTCTTGGGGGTAGGCGGCCTCCATACTGGGAGACCGCCCGCAATGTACCCACTTCTCGGCGGACGATGGGGCTAAGGGTGCGTGGTCAGA